GCACTGGCGCAGATGAGCCCCAGGAGCGCCTTCTCTACACGGACAGGGGTAGGACCGGAGAAGGCAGTGTCGAGGTCCGCCAAGGTCCCCTGCCCGTCTCCACGGCGCCTCGCAAGGTCGAGCGGGATGACATGCTCCCTCTCGCAGGCTCACTGATCTCGGGTGCCCTTCCCGGTGCGGCGCAAATCGGCAACAGGACCGGTGTCCACACGGTGGCGGTCTACGGAAATCATTTCACGGGCTCCGTGGTAGTCGAGGCGAGCCTGGAGATGCAGCCTGACACCAACGACGCCTCGTGGTTCACCGTCGTCGAGCATTCGTTCAGCGACCTAATCGGATCGTCGGGGTTCTCCTTCACGGGCCCGTACCAGTGGGTCAGGTTCAAGGTCACTGAAAGCCAACCCTCCGGTGGCAACCAGGATGGGTGCGCTGTCTGCACACTGGGTGACGAGGTGGGAGACAAAGAGTTCGAATGGCCTGAGGGCACACCCGACGGTTTCGTCCACCTTCTCTACCGGAACTGACGCTCATTCAATTTTGGCGGCGACCATCGCTCTGGCTATAATGCTCGCAAAGGCATTGTTGCGAAACATATGAGCAATTTAATTGAGCGGATCGTCGCCGACGATTTCGTCTGGCGAGCCATCACGACCCAGATTTCATCCAGACAGCGCCGAAGCGTCAGCGGTTTCGTCAACATCAACTGCCCGATGTGTACGCTTCGGGGCGAAACCCCGGACAAGCGGATGCGCTGCGGCATCAAGAAGGACGGACGAGGCGTCGGCATCAACTGCTTCAATTGCGGGTTCAAGGCTCTCTGGTCTCCGGGAGACCTTCTGTCCAAGTCGTTGCGCGAGTTCCTTGCGCAGATCGGTATGGATGAAACCGAGATCAAGCGCCTCAACCACAAGGCGCTAGCCTATCGTTCGGTCATTGCTCAGGTGCCGGAAGCGGCGAACATCCTGCCGTCTTCCTTCGAGCCTCGCTTTCCGCCCGCATCGCTCCCCCAGGGGGCAAAGCCGCTTGAGGAATGGGCGAACATGCCCAACCCTCCAAAGGAGTTTCTTCGCGTGCTCGACTACATCTATTCACGCGGGGAAAAGGTTTTCGGGGCAACGACATACTATTGGACACCGACGAAGGAGCACAGTCTCAATGAGCGTGTGATCATTCCCTTCTATAATAACGGCACGCTCGTTGGCTTTACCGCGCGTTCGGTCAGTGATCACGGTCCGAAATACTATTCGGTGAAGCCACCGAACTACCTGTTCAATACCGACGTACTTCGGAAGAATAGGTTCAAGTATTGCATTCTGGTCGAGGGACCGTTTGACGCACTCGCGATCAACGGTGTGGCCATGCTCGGTTCTACTCTCAACCAGCAGCAGATCGCCTGGCTCAAGACGCTGCCCCAGCAGATCATTCTGGTTCCGGACCGGGACAGGAAGGGGCGTTCCACCATCGACATTGCCCTCGAAAACGACTGGATGGTGGCTTTCCCTCGCCTCGGTGGCTCCCACGGAAAAGAAATGTGGTGGGACCCCGACGTGAAAGACGTGGATATGGCTGTAAAACGTTACGGTCAAGCCTGGACAACCCTGTCAATTATAAAGACGGCAACAAACAACAAAATCGAAATTAATATAAAGCGTCGCCTTCTGGTAGAATAAGGCTCAATTTTTGAGGTGTTTCATTAATGCGGCAGGGGTTTGACGGGGATCGTTTCGGGAGACCCGTGCAGGAGTTGTTTCTTCGTTACATGATCACGGACGCCAACTCGTTCGTGCTGACTCGGAGCATCATCAAGCCGGAATACTTCGATGCCTCGTTGCGCGGCGTGGCAAGGGTCATCCTCGATTTCTCGGACCAGTATCACCGGATACCGACCCCTGATCTGATCAAGGCTCAGACGGGAGTCGATCTGGAGCGCTTCTCGAACGACGAAATCCCGGTCATGTACGAGTGGTACCTGGAGAACATCGAGGAGTTCTGCCGGTACAAGGCTCTTGAGCTGGCCGTTCTGGAAGGCGCCGACCTGCTCGCCAAGGGCAAGGGCGGAGATATTGAGCGTCTGGTGAAGGACGCCATGTCCATCTCCATCCAGAAGGACTTCGGCACCGACTATTTTGCCAACCCGCAGGAGCGCCTTCACCGCATGCGGGACAAGAACAACTACGTCTCCACAGGTTGGGCGACCCTCGATGAAAAGCTCTACGGTGGTTTCCTGCGTGGCGCCCTTAACATCTGGGCCGGTGGCTCCGGCTCCGGAAAGTCGATCTGGCTTCAGAACATCGGCCTCAACTGGGTCGAAATGGGGCTCAATGTAGTCTACTTCACCCTTGAGCTCGCGGAGGAGCTGGTCTCCATGCGCCTCGACGCGATGCTGACGCGGCGAAGCACCAAGGAAGTCATTCGCGACATCGACGAGACTGCCCTTCGACTGGCGGCAATCAAGAAGCGGCCTAACGAAGATGGCGTCTATCCTGGCAATCTTCACATCAAGAAGATGCCTGAAGCCGGTACAACGGCCAACGATCTTCGCGCGTACCTGATGGAGTACGAGATCAAGACCGGCAAGAAACCGGATGCGATCATCATCGACTACCTCGACCTGATGCACCCCAACAATCGGCGCATCGATCCGACGAACCTCTTCGTCAAGGACAAATACACGTCGGAAGAGATGCGCGCCCTGGCCCACGAATATAACTGCCTGTGCGCGACGGCTTCTCAGCTCAATCGTCAATCTGTCGAAGCCATCGAATTCGACCACTCTCACATCGCCGGTGGTGTCTCGAAGATCAACACGGCCGACAACGTGTTCGGCATCTTCACGACAGCCGCGATGCGCGAGAAAGGCATTTACCAGCTTCAGTTTCTCAAGACGCGCTCGTCGTCGGCCGTGGGCAGCAAGATCGAGCTGGCCTTCTGCCCGACGACGCTGCGCATCACAGACAAACCGGCCGCCTCGGGCAATTCCCAACCTCGGTCACCTTCCAAGCCTCCCATCACACAGGAGGCGGAGGACGAACCTCAAATCGACGTTCGAGACGAGATCATGGACCTGATGAAAAACATCCAGGGCCTGAGAACCTAAAACCCGTTATAAATACCACCGAGGTATTATAACGATGTCTGACCTTTTGATGCGTTCTCACATGCATATTGTCGAGGACTTCGAACGTTGTCTCCGACAATACGATGTTCGAGAGGAGCCGCTGGACGATGAGGCAACTCCGTCCGAGGAGCGTCTGATCTCGGAGCTTGAGGAAGCCATTGGCAAGATGCGCTCCTATACCGAGAACCGGGGTGGAGAATACGCCCTTGGTGTCGAGGACGGCATGCAGAAGGCAGCAGACATTCTGGAAAATCTCATACGCCGCTATCGCGAGGGGGTCGTTATTGGATAGGAAATTCAGCAGTCTGCTCGATGAGCTGATTGGCCCGGCAGCTCCAGAGCGAGACAAGGACCTCTTCATCGAGAGCAGAGCGCAGCAGGTGATCGCTTCAGCGAACAACTTGATTGCGCTCATTAGGGAAACCTACGACGCGGAGACGGCCGAGGAGCTTCGGCGTCGCCTCATCAATTCGATCAAAAGCGGAGACGAAAACAAGTTCCGGCGACGCATGGCGAAAATCAGAGAGGATCGTCTGTCCAGATAACCACGAGGACCATCGCCAATGTCAAACAATAACAATAAGAAACTGGCGCAAACAATTGTGGAAGACGGATTTTTCAGTGGCCTTGCATCATCGCTTGGATTGACTGGCAAGGCAGCTCTCGGCGTTGGCCGGGATGTCAGGATGGCGGTAGCTGGAGCGAAAGGCGCCAATCTCTACAAGCGGGTCTATCGGAAGGTGATGCTCGATTGGAAGAAGTTTGCCGCGACCCTGGGTGCCGACGCTAAGACAGAAGCTGCGCCGACGGACGAGAACCTGCTGAAATTCGTGCTGAAGTACTACAAGGCCGACGCCTCGGAGCTTCTGGCTGAAATCAAGACGGACTTCGCCAGGTTCGCCGACGACAAGACCGATGGTGATGACTCCCCGGATGCCGTGCGTAATCGCAGCGTCGAGAGGGCAATGCGCGAGCACCGGAAGATGATGCTGGTGGCCGAGGAGTTTTTCAAGGCGCTCGCCCGTGAGATCGCCTCCGACCCGAAGCTCGCGCTCCTGTTTCTTGGAGACAAAAAGGCGCGGTCTGACGGCGGCATTGGTCAGGCCTCGTACACCTCGGTCGGTGTCTCCTCCGCCGCGAGAGCGGGCGCGTATGCGAGCACTTCAAGTTCACCCTCGTCATCCAGGTCCGATCCCGAGGTCAACATGCGCGCCTTCGCCAAGAATCTCGGTGACCTCGGCGTGCGGAAGTCCCTCTTCACAAATCTGGCCGAGCTGCGCGGATACGATTTGTCCGAAATCCATCAGCGGATAAAAACCTTCATGGATCACGAGGACGCCACGAAGATCGTCGCCGCCATGCTTGCCGCACTTAGGAGGTGACATGGAATTCATCCGCAACCTCAGCGAAAGCAAGCTGTTTCCATCGAAGGAAATTCTGGAACGTTACTCCAGGAGGGAGATCGCAGAGCTGCTCTATCTCTACATCATCGCGTTCCGGATTTTCATGGCTGAGGAGAGCACTCGCTTCTGGGCTTCCAACTACCTCCGGAAGACCATTCAGCACGGTGAGTTCTCCCGCTGGCAAACCACGGGAAACGACCTCTACGTTCTGATCTACGCGATCCAGGCCAAAAAGGGCGACGAGAAGCCCTACCCGCTTCGCATGTCCGACCTGACCCGGTGGATCAAGCAAGGGGCAACGCGTCGAGAGTTCCCTGATCGGCTGACCGATCGGCTCTTCGTTCGTCTGGACTTCGATCTGAGGATCAAGCACGAAAGCATGCGCGCCGTCCGGCGCCTCGTTTCATCGTGGCCGACGCTCGAAAAGGAGTATCGCCGTCTGGCGATGACCAGGCTGCTTCAGTTCCTCCGCGCCAGATCACCGAAGAGCGACATTCTTCTCATGCTGCGACGGCTGGCCGAGATCGAGAACTACGAGCTGAAGAACGTCTTCAACATGGAGACAGGAGAGTTCGAGCACGACCAACAGCCTCAACTGACAGGGAAGGAAAGCTTTCTTCAAAAGCTCATTCGGTCCAAGAAATGAAGTCTTTCATCGAATATCTTCAGGACGTTGAACAGGAACGCCTCGACGAGGATGCCACCAGCGGGGCGACAAGTGCCGCTTCCATTGCGATTGTAGTCGGAGGCCTCGGCCAGAAGGCAAACACCGACACCATTGGCGTCGGCTTTGAACCGGACGGCCACGAGCGCAGCATCTATCCGGCTCCGAAGTCGCCGAAGACCGGTAAGAAGCCTATTCTCCGCCGGTGAACGTCAGAAAACGCATTCGTAATAAATAGTCGTACAACCTTTTAAGAAAGGATTTCAACATGTCTAATAAGGTCAATGGTAAGGCGCTTCCCGGCGAGAACCTGACTGGCAACCTCCAGTTCTTCTCGGTCACGACCACGGTCGATATCTCGGGAACCACCGCGCAATCGCAGAAGGCTTTTGATCGTCTCATCGAGATCATCTCGCTGAACGGCCAGCCGGTCATCCTCGGCCCGGTCACGGTCGATGGTTCGGACTACTCGTTCCGCTTCGCCACCGAGCATGCCGGTGCGTGGGCCAGCGCTGACGCTCTGGTTGCCGCCATCGAGCAGCACGGCAAGGGCATCTTCGACCAGGGCTCGGTCACTGTCGAAGTCAGCGGCATGATCGGCTAAGGCCTTCTGGGTCAGGTTGAGAAGCGCCCGATGCATAAGCATCGGGCGTTTTTGTTTAAATATAATGGTCATTATTGATCAATGAGATGACATTGAACGAGCTATTCAGTCTGCGCTGTAAGCGTAAAGAGATCGTCTGGGTCAAGCGCGGAAATGAACGAGAACGGACGGATATTTCCATCCGGCGCGTGATACAGCCTAGGCGACGCTTCGATATTCGAGGAAAGAATAATGAAAAAGATTGATTTTGTGACCGATCTCGCGAATCTTCTTTCATTGGAGGCAAAGGATATTGACGTTGTCGTCAAGCACCTCGGCTTCGACGAAATCATCGACCTGATCGACGCCGCCCAGAACAAGGACAAGAAGCGTGCCGCGAGAATTCTCGGTATCCGTGAGGACGGTCGCGAGTTGTCTGGGATCAGCGACCTGCTGGCGTCGTTCGAGAAGGACACCAAGCTCCGCAAGGAAAGCCGCATGGGTTCGTCCAAGGACGCGAGACGCTACATGCCGAACATCAACGACAAGGTGATCGTCAACGGCGAGCGCGGGACCGTGAAGATTCCCAACGGCCCGAATGGTACGATCGGCGTGATGATCGACGGTGAGCTGACAATGGCCAAGAGATCGGAAGTGCGGCCGCTACGGGAGTCCACTCTTGGCATGACCACGATCCCATCGCTTGAGCGCATGCGCGAGCTGGCTGGTATTACCACGTGCTCGGAGCCATCCCAGAAGCTGCCTACGCCTGCCGTGGACGTTGATAGCGAGTGTTCGGACGAGGAATGCCCCCTGGCGGCTATCCAGGACGCTTTCGACACCATCGAGAAGAACATCGGCAACCTGAAGATCAGGGATGGCAAGATCGTCCGGGATCGCGCCAACCGCATCCTCATGCGGCTGAACGAGAGCACCACTCGGCGCGGCCGACGCATCTAGCGCAACGACGGAGGTGACCATCGGGCCACCTCCGTCGTTTATTCCAAGCAAAGTGACGCTCAAGAATGCCCGGAAGACCGGGCATCCTTGTCAATTGTACTCCGTCACGTTTCCCTTGCGGGTCAGCGGGGTTGATGTCCTGCAACATCACCCTGTCCATGCCGTCAGGCTCGGACCGGATCACGATGCCCTCACGCACGTGGTTGGCGAGCGTTGTGGTGCCGTTCTTGAGGTCACGCAGGCTCTGGGACCACGGTCCCTTGAAAAGGAGCGGAACGGTCTCGGCACCAATCTTCTCAGTCGCCTGTGCCATCTCCTCCCACTTGAGAAAACGCACCTCACTCCCCTTAACGACCACCACATCGAACACCCGGAATTCGGGCTGGTCCTTTCCATAATGGAGGTCCTGGATGCCCTTGCCGAAAACCTCTCCCAGGAAGAAGACCTTGTCGTAGCCATCGACAAAGCGCTTGAACGCCTCCAGCTTCGAGAGAAGAGCCTTGACGTAGACATTCCGAGAGACGTTCGCTTCGTTGTTCTTGAAGACGAGCCCCTTCGCGCCGAGACCCTTTGAGAAGCAGAAAAAGTCCCCTTCGAACAGGTGCTGGTTGCCGAGACCTCGGACAAAGCCAAGGCCGCAGAAAGTGCCGTGAATCTTCTCTGTAACCGTGACGGACATGCCATCGACGAAGAGGTCCGGGAACTTCTGAATATTCTCCACGTCGAAGTCGATGGTGTTCTCCTGACCGATGAACACCACGTCTCCAGCCATGGACGCCGGAATCTCGGGAACGAACTTTGTGATCCCGAGGAACTCCGCAACATCGTCCCCGACCTTGACCTGCTTCCAGGTGTAGGTCCCGTCGGCGTTCGGAATGCGATCGCGGACGGAGACATCATCACCATCGATCACGCCCCATGCAGGAAACATGATCCCTCGGGAAAGGACGTCGCGCAGCTTGATCGCCTTCACACGATTGCCCTTGCTGCCCGCAAGGAGCCCCTTGTTGTTCTTCTCGTCCCAATATCCTTCCTTGAGGAGTGCGTCGGGCACAACGGCCCCCTCCGGGACGTAGACGACATAGTCTCTCGGCGCGTAGCCTCCCATCAGGCAACTTGGCAGAGATGGAGACAAACTCTCGGAAATAGTTCAGCCCCTCCCCAGAGCCCAAAGATACGGATAGTCGTGCGCCTCCACCTTTATGAGAAAATCCTTGGCGGGACCAAAACCAACTTGGTCGCGAAGTGCCTCGGACAACATACGCAGGTTAGGGTACGTCTTAACGAGCCGACAGATTTTGGTCGCCGCCTTCAGGTCTTCATCGTTAAGTTGGTAGGCGATTACCCAGACGATGAGGCGCTTGGTGTCGGTATCGATATGGACTTCGTACTCTGGAGTATCTTTATGAAAGAGAGAAAGAAGGTTCGAAAAACCGCCATACGGGTTATCCCCGGTTTCGTCGCAAACAACGCCGCTATAAAATCACTACCACAGAATTGCAAAATTTTTTACATGTGGTCGGACCATGGGTGGTGAGTAACCAAGCACCCGTTGCTGGCTGTGACGTGCATGTCGCCAGAAGCGCCCCAGTCAAGCAGCGGGCGTCGAGTACGACCTGTAAGAAAACATCACCGCAATAGTCAACATTTCGATTTCATTGCTTCAGAACCGGGAGGCGCATCGCATGTCGTCCCAGACGTAAAAATGATGTCGGGTGGGAAAGAAGAATTCGATGAGAATATTTCTTTGATATGTTGCCGACACTGACCAAAGGCGGCGCACGATGCCAGCGTGTCTTTTTAAATAGTATCATGACTACCATTCGCAAAGCAAAACGAAACATCGGTCCGGTTCTCAGCGAGGCGGGAGCAGGACCGTCGCGTCTTGTCGCTCACATCAGATCGGGGCGTCCCTTCTTCATGATCTCGGCCATGCGTGCGAACCTTTCCCATCACGAAAACCTGGTTCGCGCCAAGAAACTGGAGAGAATGCTGGCGAACCTCCCCTACTCTTTCATTCGAACGGAGGGTGAGTACCTTGAGATCGGCCAGACCGAGCCAAGCCCGGAGTTGTCTCTGTTCGTCATGCCCGTGGACCCCGAAGCGCCCGGTGCGATCGACAGAATGATTTTTCTGGCTGTACGACTTATGCGAGTATTCGACCAGGACTCCGTCCTTATCGGCGACGGCAACCGTGTCTATCTCCGCGAACGGGATGGAAGTGAATTCTCGCTTGGAAGCGCGGCATCGTTTTCTCTTGCGGTAATCAAGCGTGCTCCGGCCTTCAGCAAGATTAAAGGCCGCAAGTTCACTTTCGCCGACCCTGACGATGCTCCAGGTGCCGCCGTCTATGGCCAAGACAAAAGTGTTGCGAACCAATAGCGTGTCGCTATAGTTGCCACGCTATGCGTAAGAGCGAGCTGTTCACAGAACTGACCAAGCGGAATGCGCTTCGGCGGGAGGCGCAGCTGCCGTTGCTCGACCTGCGCAGGGAGCTCCAGAAGCAGGAGATCATCGAGGCCTGGAAGGAGTATTACACGATCCAGGAGGCCTACGAAGAGAAGCGGAAGAGCATCTTGGATCGGATATCGCGGGAGTATGCCGTCAAGTACGGTGTGGCCCCGGACAGCGCCGGGGGCCATTGGATTGTCCTGGCTAAGGCCGAGCGGGAGTTCGAGGCCTACCTGGAGACGATCGGCTACAAGAAGCCCCCGCCAATCCCCGGCCAGGCGATCTTCTACGGCGGCGACACCGAGTAATCCGCCACTCTCAAATCACTTCGTACCGCTTGAGCTGCTCAAGTGTGTCATCGGCGTTCTTGTGGCGAATGCCGATGCCACCAGCGGCTTCCCACCGCCTGATGTTCTTCGGCATGTCATCGACCAAGATTTCGCCCGGTCGGCGGATGTGTAGAGCCTTGTCGCGAGAAAGGCATGTGACAACGAGCTCATGGTCAAAGTGCCGCTTCCACCACTCCTTCTTGGCGGCCGCAGCGACCTCAAAGCCACTCTTCGGGCAGCCGGTGAGCACCATGGGCTGAAGGTGTACAACCTTCTCCCAGAGATGCATGGCGTCGCTCTTGAGCGGCATCTCGTACCAAAAGTCGTTTCTTTTATTGATGAGAGCCCACATGTGGGCTTCGTTCATCTCCCGTGGCCACTTCCCGAAGAGCTGGTAAACGCGGAGATCGAAGTCGGCAAAAACTCCGTCACTGTCTAGAACGATGCTCATAAAATAACTCCTGCCGAAATAAGAATACGTTACGACATCTCGGCAGGAGGTACCATATAATTCAGGCTCGCGTGGCGCCCCGGCTTCCTCGTTACATGAGGCGTCACGCATTCCTATGTCTTTACTCCCTTTTCAAGAATTCTAATCGAAATTGTTAAGATGAATGCAAAAGTTGCGATGATTGCATACCAGAAGAACAACAGGATCGCCTGATAGAGATGCCAATCCCAAACCTCCACCGCGCCATATACGCCAAAACAACTTCCAACCAGTGGGATATATGTCAGGAAAAAAGCGATAAAAAAACTAAGGACTTTTCCTATACCAAGGGCATAAGAAACGCCGTCCATAATGGCGAACATTTGTACGAAGCCTATAATCAGATAAAGTACATACACCGCGATACCAAAGGCTCCTGACAAGATGGATGGCATCCCCTAACCCTCCAAACACTCGGTGTTTCACCCTGCGAGATAGAGTGTTCATCAGCATGGAGGGAATGACAAGCGAAACGGCGCGCAGTCGGTTTAGCTGCGCGCCTCGGAGTGACGTACTTCAATTCAAAATGTTCTCAGCGCCATCTGGTCCAGCAATGCACTTCAAGCAGGGCGTAACCACAATTGTTCCAGGGGGTCCGAAATTTTTCGCCATTGCACTCGCAACGGAGGCCTGCCAAAGACATCGCGGCAGACGTATTGAGCAGCGCTTTGTTCTGGTGTATTACAGGCGAAAATGTTTCGGATAGGAAAATTAGGATGCTTACTAAAACAACTTGCACTAAACTCACTATGCAAGCGTTGCGGATTTGCCGCCCAGTAGGAAAAGAGAAATGGTGCCAGGTAGACGTAACGTTTCATGGCGCACCTCCTAACTGAAGTTGAGGGCGCGGAACGGTCGGAATCCTGGAGAAACCCTCCCGCCCGTCGTGATATCGACGAATGGCGTCAAGTCCAAATAGCCGCGCGGAAACGTATCTGACTTGGCGTGATATTCCTCTGCTCGTTCGCAGCGTTCATCTACCCATGACCAGATCGGGCGGCTTTCGGCTAAAGACGAGGAGGCAGGGAATGGTTTCAGGGCGACGGCGCCACGAAGCACATTCCTCAATGGTCGCTCGTCATGCGACTGACTTCTGCTTCTGAAAACGAGCCAACCTCTTGGCCTCCTTCAGCTCGGCGAGCATCGCCGTGGCAATCCGGGAGAGCGAGATGCGCTTCAATACATCTACGTGCGAAAGGCGATAAGCCCGATCGTCATTCTTGATCTTGATCTTTAGTTCCCTGATTGCCTCGGAAAGCTCCCGGTAGGAATCCCGCCAGTTCTGACGATATGCCAGATACGTTTCGCGAGATGTGATGGTGTCGATGAGAAAAGTCGTCATGATTGAAAATCCTTTCGTTATTTCCGCAATGAGAAACATTTTGTAATTATGCGCACGTTTTTTCGTGCGGGCCGATGCCAAGCACAGTGACGATAGAAAGACCGATGATCAGAGAACACGGGGGACCGACCCACCGTGCGTCTTCATGGGCGCACAGAGACTGTGCTTCTGGTACGGGTCAGCATCTACCTGTCTCTCTTGGAGGGCTGCATGACGAGCTTGTCAGCCGCGCCTGCGAGCACCCATCCGGTATTCGAAATTACTTGTTGTGCTGTGGGGGTGCTGGCAGGTCTTTGCGAGATACACAGATGTGTGTCCGCTCGTAACCATTGTCTCCGGTAGTCAGTCCCCAGACGTGAAGTTCATCATCAAGCATCCAGTAATGCGCGCGGCGAACAACGGAGACGGTTCGTTCGACTTCGTCGTGCTGCACAAGAGCGCCCCACGACATGTCCCTGCCCTTGCGATGCATATAGACGATCTCGTTAAAGACCCCGAGCAACGCTCGTTCCATGTCGGCCGCTCGAATGTTACCGAGAATGCGTTGGTCTTTATCATTGTGAGCAGCCTGACGGACTACGTTGTACATCGCCAGGAGAACACTGAATATGCAGGCGTTATCCGTGCTCTCCTCCAACAAATTCCAGTCGAAGGGATGTGTTGCACCCGCCACAATCTGGCGAATGCCGGTCAACGTCTCCGGTACAGGATCATCCCCGGCCGTGACGGCGGCGTTGTAGACGGAAACGAGTTCCGTAGCCTCATAGAGGCCATACCAGACCCAGGCCGACACGACGCCGTCGTATTCCTTGGGGTCGCGCTCGTCGATGCGGGAGCGTGTACCGTCCTTGTGCAGCCGGTAGTAGACCTTTGCGTCCGGGTCGATGCCTCGCCTGCGGGTCATCCAGCGGGCGACCATCTCGATTCCTAACTTCTGACGATCTCGCATCGGCCGCCTCCTGGGATCGACTTCGGAGGCGTAACTGTTTTCCAAATATGCTGTGTCAACCATTCAACTAATGTTCTTCCAAACGGGCCAATTGTACACCAGAGATGCGATCAAGAATAATAAAAACGGTCGAAGACCCTTGTAAGACAATTTCGATTTTGATTTCGAGCGCTCCAATTATGTATAAATATTGTTACATCGGAAATTGGTCCGATGATACGGGCAGTAAAAACCTCGCAAGTCGGTGAGGTAGTAAAGACCCGGTAAGGAGAAATATGGTAGAACACGTTGATCAATCGCTTCCGGCGGGCGGTCGATCCACTGTCGTTGAACTTGTCATCGACGAGACCGGATCGATGTCAGCATTCAAGACCGCGACAATTTCAGCGATCAATTCCTTTCTCAAGGATCAGGCAGAAGTCGAAGGTGAATGCCTTCTTTCGCTGAGCAAGTTCCACTCCGGTTCGATCCGGACTCCTATCCAGGACATCGACATCAGGTTCGTTCCTCCTATGACGGAGAGAACCTTCCTTCCTGGTGGCGGAACGAATTTGTATGACGCAATCATCGAGCGCATCAATGCCCTTAGTTCACGAACTGCGAACTGGACGGGCGACTTTCAGGTCCTGTTCGTTGTCCTGACCGATGGTGAGGACAACATGTCGAGGAACGGGCCGAGACAGGTCAGAGCGTTGATCAAGAAATACGAAGCCGCGAATTGGCGGTTCATGTATTTGGGGGCGACCGACAACGCTTTGACGATTGCAAAGAGTCTCGGCTTTCATCGTAGCCGATCCAAGAAATTCAAGATGAAGGACATTGAGAGGACCATGGCCGTGCTTTCTGCGAGCACGACGGTCTATCGCGCCACTGGGGTGGCGGAGATTGCTTGAGGAGTTCATTCATGCGGTACAATAACGTTTCCCTTGAAGTTCATGTTCGCGGTCGCCAGATCACCGAGTACCCGCACAACGGCCAGGTTTTCGTCGAGGGACGACCAGGCTCTCGCTACGAGATCGTCGTTCGCAATCACAATCTCTTTCCGATCGAGGCGATCGTCTCCGTCGATGGTCTGTCGGTGATCGACGGAAAGGACGCTGGTCCGAACTCGTCAGGCTATCTCGTTGATCCTGGCGCCAGCATCACGATCCCCGGCTGGAAGGTGGACAGCGCGACGGCCGCTTCGTTTGAGTTTGCTGGTAAAGGCAAGAGCTATGCGCAATTCGCCAGCGGTTCGACGCGCAACGTCGGTGTGATCGGTCTCCTCGCATACAAGCTCCAGCACCCGATCTACACCACCGTTCCCCACCCCTTGAGGAGCATCCAGACCCAGCCCTTGCCTGGGTGGATTTACGCGAATGGCTATCAAGACGGGGTCGGTACGTACTCGGCATCAGGTTGCGTCAGCTATGGGGCTTCCATCACCGCATGCTGCGTTCACGACGCAGGCGAGGTGAGCATGCAGAACCTCGGCACCGCGTTTGGTCAAGCGACTGATTTCGCCACCATCTCCATGGAAGCGAAGCGCGAGGACCTGCTCGGTATGATCGTCATCCATTATGACGACGCTCGCGGTCTGAAGGCCCGAGGTATCTCCCTGGACAAGCGACCTCGCGTCCGCAACCAGCCCAACCCGTTTCCCGGAATGAGCGGCTGCAAGCCGCCACCCTGCTGGAACGGTTGAGATTGGAAGGCCCCGTTACGGGGCCTTTCCTTTTCCGATGGGCGTGGACGCCTCGTAGAACAGGTAGGTATCCGGCTCGATGAATTCGTAGTCGTTCAAGCGGGTTTTCCCCTCTTCGACCAGCTCGCTGTGGAGCCTTACGTTCGTGATCGCCCGGTTCTTGCCGACCTTCGCCCGGATCACGCACTCATACATGCCTTCGCCGCCGAAACCAGGAAACCGGAACTCCGTGAAGGACTTCTGCGTCTTCGTTCGGACACCGGACACGTCGGTGCACACAGGGTAACTGTCCTCCTCGTCGGACGAGGCCATGTCCTCGGACTCTTGATGATAGAGGTCGCAGAGAGTGCAAAGCGTCTTGAGGTTGATCGGTCGCGCGGGGAGCCCGACGACAACGATCTTGTACCGCCTGGCCTTTCCGATTGTGTCGATCAGGTAGACCTCATCCGGTCCCTTCTTGAGCATTTCGATAGCGAGCGACCTCGGAAAGATTTCTCCGCGATATCCGGCCCCAAGCGCCAGAACCCTGGCGACCGCTGCCAAACCGGCCCCATACGACGCCTTCACGGTCTCTGCCGAGAACTGACCTTCCTGCAAATCGAGGTAGGGCGCGTGAAAACCGAGTTGCGCTCGATAGTGGATCGAACGCCTCGGCATCAGAAAGTTCTCCTCCTGGCTGTTCCCGGCCATGAACAGGTTCGCGCACGCCGAAAAGCACTGTTCCCCATCATCCACGAACGTACCGATGGTCTTCTCAATGAGGAACTCGGCGATGGCGAGGCCTTCGGCGTAGTTGCCGCCGTCGCTCGCCAGACACAGCGTGTCACCGTAGTCGATGCCGCTGGAACTCAGCTTCTGCAAGTCGCCCTTTTCGATCCGGCCTGACAGAACATAGCCGCAGTTCGGACGATCCACCTTCTTGATCTCGGCCGCCGTGGCTACCCCGACAAACGCGGCAAACCACGCGAAAATCCATAAGAACCAACGCATTCCCCCTCCCTCTTAACGGGACCTTAGTCGGTCGATGCCACGATGACCGCTCGGCCGCCTCAAATCCAGGTGGCCGTAACGAGAATGGTGGCTGCTGTCAGCACCACTGCCAAGAGCAAGGTCGCATCCAGGCTGTAGCGGCGAGACAGATCGCAGGCGGCAGGTACCTCGACCAGACGCTCACGACGCGGCGCGATGAGCGGAACCGTTCGCATCACGCCTCTCCCGGCAGTTGTCCTGACCACCACCCATCAGGGGGCGACGACCCGCCTCTGCGGTCTCCGAAATTTTTAGGGCCTAAATGGACCGCTCCGCTCGCAGGTTCTTTGAAACCCTTATCTATCCTAGAATTGCGAGCGTTAGCGATAAATTTTGGCCCTTGTGACTTTCTCCGCAACATGAAGGCCAGCATGGCTGCCGCGACACCGGAGAAACGCCAGAAGATGGGAGCCCTGCGGCAACCCTCGGTTGTGGCGCTCCAGCGCCATTTGCCGGTCCCGGACACGCGGGCGATGAAGCCGATCTTTTCAAGCTTGGCGATCGCCAGGCGGATTTGCTTCTCGGTCAGCCCCAGTTCCTCGACCTGCGCGAGCGCCGCCCGGCAGATGACAAAATGCCGACCCCAGGTCTTGGGACCGGCATGAAAGCGGGCCAGGAAGCGAGCGAGAACGTGAGCCGGGGTTTCCTTGTGACCTAGGCGGTCGTTGAGCCAATCACGGAGGCGACCGGGCATCCAATATGGGCCGGACCAGCGGGATGGTCCGTACTTGGAGGTCTTAAAGCGCATGCCAATACGCTCCTACCGCGCCAGATGCCGAGATCGGGCGCGCTGAGATGTTTCAGAGGAGCGGCAATAGGCCAGCGTCTCGGGAAAACACCCGAGCCGTCTTGACCATAAAGGGCTGATTCGCTAGTGTCGCTACTGCGAGGAAAGCGTCACTAGCGGCCCTTGCCGCTGTGAGTTTCAGAAAACGCCCGTCAGTTGCCGCTGACGGGTGTTTTCATTTGTGCCGTTGCCGTCACATCGATGAAGTCCTTGATGATCTGCGGGCGCGGGCGGCAGTTATCCACGCGCCGTCCACAGGTTATGGTTAACAAAAGCATGAGTGCTGAGTCTTTCGGCAGGGTCAACCCCGACCGTGCCTGAAGGGCTCGAAAATCTAATATTCGCTTGGCCTTCGCGGCTTTCTCGGTCACTCCGCCATCTTCCTCCGATGATCTGCCGAGACAGGTTTCAACACCTGTACAGACAATAGTTCATCGTGTCGGGAACACGCCCGATCGCTCTTGACCAGTTGTCGGGGGATGGCTACCTTGAGTGTGTTGTGAGCTACTCCGGTAGCAAACACCCATTTACCGAGCGCCCGTCAGCACCACCTGGCGGGCGCTTCGTTTCGAGGGTCCATCACATGCTGATCCTCCATCCTGGGGCGTATGAATCGGCGCCCACATTAATGATCTGTCAAAGATTCAAAGTCACTTGAGTCGGTCAAGCCCCAACGCGCAATTCCGCCGCAATTCTGGCTGCGAGAGCCGCTTAGACTATAAGGTATTTGTCGCGAAAGTCGGGTTCGGCGAATTACGCGACAAATACCTCATGCCTGGGGAGGGCGGAGCAGAGGCGCGGGGGAATTTCGCGACAAAAACCTCATAGTTGACCCCCCGAACTATAAGGTATTTGTCGCGAAAGTCGGTGACCGCTCCGGAATCCTCCGGAATCCGAGAAGCCGGATGGCTCCGCGCAGCGGGCGCTGTGAGGTATTTGTCGCGAAACTCGGCCAGAAGGATCGGACTGCCCGACGGCGATCCGGTAACCCACTGAGAAACAATGGGAAATAATTTCGCGACAAATACCTTATAGGGGGGTCGGAAGGCTCTGAAGCTCCCCGGACAGGCCCAAACGGGGGACTTTCGCGACAAAAACCTCATAGTTTGGGGACCAGGCGGAGGGGGAATTTCGCGACAAATACCTCATAGTCGGTCGCCCCTCGCAGGCTGCGAAATTTGACATCCGGGCGACCGGTCGCGAGACTCATTCTGTTGAATCTCAAGGACAAAGCAATGTCGGTGCAGAAGCGCGGGTCGGTCCCCTCCAAGCCGAGGGTCATCAACGAGCCTCTCCAGTTCGACTTCTTCTCCTCCGACGACAAGGGCTACTCCAAGGCGCTCGGGCTTTGGGACATGGCGCCCTACACGGTCCTTTACACATCGGCCGAGGACCGCGAGTCCGGGCGCTACCTGAAGTCCATCGACCGGACGTTCGAGGCTGGCGGCAGGGTCTACAAGTTGACACTTCGCCCTGCCCGCATCCGCCATGAAGATGGGCGCGAGACCGATGAGTACCCTGGCGAGCGCGAGCACCTGGTCGAGCTGGCGATCCGCCGTATCGCCACCATCCATCGAGACATGACGCTCGACTCCGACGAGGTCGTGTCGGTGACGGTCGGTCTCTATCAAATATGGAACGAGCTGCGCGCCAATGGGCACACCTACAGCTACGAAGAGATCGACGCGGCTCTCGACGTCCTCAACAAGGCGCAGGTCGAGATCAGCCGGATTGACAATGAGGATGGCGAGGAGATCGAGAACATCCTGTCGGAGCCCATATTCCCTTCCCTGCGCTACAGGAAGAACACCAACAAGGAGCGGGTCTCCAGCAACATTGCGCGCATCAGACTCAATTCATTGATGGCAGACGCCATCAAGCGGCTCGATCTGCACGATGTCGATTACGGGCTGCTGATGTCGCTGAAGGCGATCCCGCGCTGGGTGTACAAGCGCCTGCACTACCTGGTGCTTTTCTCCAACACGGAGCAGGAGGTGTTCCAGGTCCGGGCTTCCGAAATCCAGCAGATTTCGGGTATGGGGACGTACAGCCGTGCCCGCGATGCCTGGGACAAGATCACCACGTACCTGAACGACCTGATCACGGCAGGCATCGCCGACGAGATCGTCCCCGAGCCGATCTATGACCGCAGCGGACGCGGACGACCGAAGCGGATCGACATCGTCTACAATATCAAACTGTCCAGCTGGTTCCTGGACACCTGCGCGAACGCGCGGCGTCGCATGATCAAGGACCGGGAGGACTTCATCGCGGTGGCTGGGCGGCACCCTCAGGAAGGGTGGCATCGCGCAGAGAGAGCCACGCGAACGAAACTCATCGAGCGCAAGAAGGCACGGGAGAGAGACGAAGCCGCCTCTCTCCCCTGAGAAATGCTCACCACAGAGTGGCCGGAAGGCGACGCTTCCAGCGTTCGCCCGGCTTGAGGAAGCCCGCGTGCTCCTTCTCCGCGAACTTCGCGACCTTGGCTAGTTCGCGCGAGGCCCAGCGGTTGTAGAGAAGGCGCTTCGGCGGACGCACACCCGAGAATTCCCCGGCTGGCTCGGTCTGAGCCGGTGTGCTCGCAACTGGAGCGGGCGTGGGAGCGGGTGCAGGTGCGGGAGTCTGAACAGGCTGCTGGACAGCGACCTTCGGGGCTGTCTGCTTCCGGGGATGACGCGGCTTGCGGGTCTTCGGTGCAGCCGCCTTCGGTGCGGCAGCCTCGTCCTTAGGAGCTGCTTCTTCCCACTCGTCGTCGGTAATGGGCGCGGGTTCGGGGGCCACATCGGCCGTTTCGGCCTCGCTCGTCGCGTGAGCGGGTTCCTCAGGAGAAGCCGTCTCGACCGGCGTCTCTTCCTGAACGACCGGCTCCTCGACAACCGGGGCATGCTCCTCGGCCGCAGGCTCCGCTACGACGACCGGCGCAGTCTCGTCCACGGCTGGCGCCTCGGTCTCGGCAACCGGTGCGGGCTCCTCAGTCGGGGCTTCCGCAACGACATCCGGCGCGGCCTCGACCACGTCCTCGGTCTTCTCGGCAACCGGTGCAGGAGTCTCTTCAACTTCTGCCTCTTCGACCTTGGCCTCCTCGACATCCCGGCTCTTCGTCTCGACGGGCGCATCAACGAAGAGCGTTGGCTGGGAATTGTCCTCCAGCACGTCGAAGAGCTTCTTCTGCTGCGGGACGGAGGCTGGTTCGTTGCCTTCGAGGGTGTCTACCTTCTTCGGGCCGCGCTTGGAGCGCTTGTTGGCTTCAGACAGTCGCTCCTCAACCGGATCGGTACCGAGGAGGCTCGGGAGAACCTTCTTCTCCTGCGCAGCCTCGGGTTTCGGTTCGGGAGCGACCTGCGGCTCCACCGAGGCGGTCACGGCCTCGGGCTGTGGTGAAGGAGTTGCCGTACGACGCAGGAAGGAAGGGATTTCCAGATCGTCCGACTTCGAGGTATCGTTGCTCATTGTCACGTTCTGCGGTTGAAACGAACGCCCAAACAGCGCTTCCTCGGCGGCGCGCAGCTGGTCATACGAGATATCCTCGCGAATATCCCGCACTGGAAGTTCATCGTCGTAGATCGGGTCGATGGTATTACCTTCCGGCTCGATACCGTTTCCCGTTCTCATCGGCCGTCGCGAACGCTTTATCTCCACCTTGAACTGCGGGATTTGGCGTCTCATTGGACCTCTGCTTAATGTCTTCCCAGACGAGGCAAATCAGTGTGATCGGATTCATTATAGCCCTTGGTCATCGGATGGGAAGGGGCATTCTGTCGCTATATTGTTTCTAAACACAAAAACTCCGGCCATGATCTCGCCAGAAACTCCACGCCGTCTTGTTTCAAATCCACGAGAGCGTGGGAGAACCCTGGTATCCGTGCTCCCACACGTACCAAGCGAAGGCGATCATGCCTGTAGAATACCCATCCCCGTCTCCATTCCGGTACATGCTCAGCCTCTTGCTGAATACGTAGACGGTTCGGAGCGGTGTCTGCTCGAACAGGGCCTTTCGCTTCACACCCTCCAGGAATTGCAACTTGAGCAGCATCGCGACCTTCCCGGTCGTTCGATCCAGTGCATGCCGCACGAACCTTTCGGCAAACTTGTATGGCGGATTGGTGACGATGTTCCGGGCTGTGTATGGGGACGAGAAGAAGTCATGACCGCCCTCCCCGTAACCACGGTCGATCAGGTCGGTAGCCAGAACGTCATAGCCACGCTCTGCAAGCACCGAACATATGGCACCGTCGCCACATGCAGGTTCCCAGATGATGCCGTCGAACCGTTCGCGGTCCAGCAAAGCATGCGTTGCTTCTGGCGGTGTTCTGTAGAAGTCGTCATCTGGCCGCCCAGCCGATGTACCGACGAGGCTCTGAGCCCGTCTCCTTCTCTTATCCTTTTCTGAAAGATCGTCAACGAAAGTTTTCACCATACATTATTTAGGATGACGGGCGCTTGCCCTGCTCCCGCCGACGCCGTCGATTCGCGATCCGGGTCGCGGGTCGGCCTGATGGCTCGGCAAAGGGCGAAAACTCGTTGACGAAACACGATCGCAGGGCGGAAAACGGCGCTGTTGCAAGGGCTTACCAAACGCACGAAAAATCGTTGACGAAAACCGAATCTCGGCTATAGTTCAGCCATCAAAGCGATTCCACAACGTATTCATACAGAAATAAGGAGTGTAGATATGACTGCTGTTGCCGTTCACGCTCCCGAGGCGCCGGTTGTTCTTGACTTCGAAGCCGCCCGTGCTGCGGCCAAGGAGGCGGCCCCGGAGTTGTTTGCCCTCGCCGAGAGCAAGCTTCAGGAGGGTGGCAAGGGCGGCATCAAGGAGATCGCGGACGGTCGCTCCGACGAGTTCCGCGTCAATCCGTTCAGCCTCTACGTCGAGCCGGGCTGGAACTCCCGCGACCTGGACGACCCCGAGAACCACAAGCACATCGATTGGCTGTCGAAGAACATTGCCGAGAACGGCGTCCTCGATGCTCTTGAGGTTTATGTCTGCAATGGCCGCCTGAAGATCGTTGACGGTCACTGCCGGTACTTCGCGACGATGCGCGCCATCGCCAACGGTGCGCAGATCAAGACCGTCCCGGTGAAGACGGTCCCGAAGGGCTCCGACGAGGGCGATCGCATTCTGTCTCAGATCGTCCGGAACGCCGGTAAGC